GCAACTGAATTTGTTCCTTGATTATTATTACCAGCAGTTTGACCAATTGCAACTGAATAATTTTTTTGGCTAGTTTGTCCAGCACCAGAACCAACCGCAACTGAATTTTCTTGCTGCCCAGTAATACCTGCATTTTGACCAATTGCAACTGAACTTTCACCTTGAGTATTATTACCAGCATTTGGACCAATTGCAACGGAATTTGGACTTTGATTAGTATTACCAGAATTTGGACCGATTGCCACTGAAGAACTTTGTTGACCAGTTAGACCAGCATTTGAACCAATAGCTACACAATTAGAACTTTGTGTATTTTGACCAGCATTTGAACCAATTGCAACTGAATAACTACCTTGTATATTTTGACCAGCATTTGGACCAATTGCGATGCCAAGTGATCCCTGTGTAGTTTGACCAGAATAAGAACCAATCGCAACTGAAGATGCATTCTGACCAGTATATCCAGCATAACTACCAATAGCGACTGAACTATTACCTTGATTACTACTAGCAGAATCATTACCAATTGCAACTGAATTCATACTTTGATTAACATTACCAGCACCACTACCAATTGCAACTGAATTTGTACTTTGATTAACATTACCAGCGTAATTACCAATTGCAACAGTAGTTTGATTTTGTCCAGTATAACCAGCATTTGAACCAATAGCGACCGAATTTTTACTTTGAAGGGTTCTACCAGCACTATGACCAATTGCGACTGAAAATTCACCTTGAGTATTATTACCAGCATAATTACCAATTGCAACTGAATTTGTACTTTGATTAGTATTACCAGAATTTGGACCGATTGCGACTGAACTATCACCTTGACCAGTTATACCAGCATTTGAACCAATAGCAACTGATTGTGGACCTTGTGTATTTTGACCAGCATTATTACCAATAGCAACTGACTCGCTTCCTTGACCAGTCGCACCGGCATTAAGACCAATAAAAATAGCATTGTTAGCTCTAACTATATCAGCACCTCCAGGACCAGTCGGTCCTTGAATTCCTGTATTTCCTTGATTACCAGTAGCACCTTGTTCACCAGTAGCACCACCTTTATCTCCTTGAATACCTTTATACCCAGTCAATCCTTGAGGTCCTTGGTTTCCTTCAGCACCCGTATTTCCTTGGACACCCTTTTCACCTTGAGCACCGGTAGATCCACCTGAATCTCCTTTTGAACCTTGAGGACCAGTAACACCTTGATCGCCAGTAGCACCTTGATCGCCAGTAGCACCACCTTTATCTCCTTGAATACCTTTATATCCAGTCAATCCTTGAGGGCCTTGGTTTCCGTTATCACCTTGATCACCTTGAGGACCTGTAAATCCTTGATTACCTTGATCACCTTGAGTACCAGTATCACCTGTTGATGAATTAAATGAATAAATAAAATTTTCTGAACATACTGTTACATATTGTCCAGAACCTGATATTGCAATAGATTTCCAAATCTTATTTACAGAAGGTAATACATTCCAATTATTACCAAAATCAATTGACGCATAAACACTGCCATTTCCATTTCCTTGCATATCACTATCACAAATAACTTGATATTGCCCAGATGCTGATACTGCTACAGAAGTAAAATCTCTACCCATACTTTCAAATTTTGTAGTCCACGTATTTCCAAAATCAGCTGAAATATAAACAGCATCAGGAGGATTGCTAGCAACAGCCGTTTGATATTGACCGGATGCAGACATAGATACATATTGCCAAATTCTATACTGTGAATCTTTTTTCAACCATGTCGAACCAAAATCTGTAGACACATATATATAACCTTGATCACCACCTTCATTTCCTTCATCTTCTAAAGCTGTTTGATATTGACCGGATGCAGACATACATACACGCAACCATAATCTTACCGAATCCCTTTGCGACCAGTTCATTCCAAAATTAGTAGAAGTATAAATATGACCATTGCTAGCAACAGCTGTTTGATATTGACCTGAAGATGACACACATACCGATCCCCAATCTCTTTCAGAATCCCTTTGCGACCAGTTCTTTCCAAAATTAGTTGTTACGTAAATATAACCAAGTCTACCAACAGCCGTTTGATATTGGCCTGAAGATGATAATGAAATACTAGACCAATTTTTGGTTGTCGAAAATGATTCTGTCCAGTTTTCACCAAAATTACTGGATACGTAAATTTTTGCATCATCATCATCATTTGAACAAACAGATCGATACTGACCAGATGAGGACATCGATATACAAATAATTTGTTTTGGTACTGTTTTTTCTTTCCAGAGAGGTTTACCAAAATTAGGTAAAGATATGCCAAAATTTGAAAAAACAGATAAAGTATTATTATCAAAAACACCATTTGCTCCTGTTGCTCCTTGAGTACCAGTAACTCCTTGAGGACCAGTAACTCCTTGAGGACCAGTAACTCCTTGAGTACCAGTATCTCCTTGAGGACCAGTAACTCCTTGAGGACCAGTAACTCCTTGTATGACCAGTCCTTGCTGACCTCCTTGCGGTCCTTGCGGACCTCTTTTACCTTGCTGACACATTGTTTTTTTAACTGAAAAATCAGGTAAATCCGACATTTATATATAATAAATATTAAATAAATTCAATTATTTTTTTAAAAATAAAAGAATATTTAATTCGTAAGTTTTTTTAGTCAGAAAATTACTTTCATTACATATGAATTACTAATTTTAAACTAAATTGTTAGCTTCTTATAATTAAGAAGTATATTACGGCGTAGCCGCTAGCGGTTAAGGGCGTAGTGACAGGATGAAAACCAAATCTTTTCGCAAACCCTAAAAAATACCATTTCGCTAGAAAATTACCTAGATCTCGTTTGGAGATTATTTTTTTAGCATCGATTTACTTCTTACCATAGAGCTACATATGGTTTAGAAGCTCCTTTACGGGGCTGGATTCATATAATTTTGTATGAATCTAGTAGCGGACTAAAAAGAGTGCGATTTAAAAACCGCAGTGCTCCAAAAATTAAATTGATTTTTAAGAATTACATACTCTTAAAAACAAACATGAGCTTTCCTCTTTTTGATAGTTTAAATAAAGATCTTCCTAAAAAAGATTTATCGATTAATGAAAAAGAAGAATTTATAAATAAAATTCAAGATATAGATAGCACTGGCAGAGATTTAGTATATGCTCTTATACAATTTTACAGCATTTCTGAAGAAAAAATAGAAAATTCTGACGAACTTCCATATAAAGGAATTAAAGAAAAAACGACAAAAGGAATACACGATTTAACTTGGACTTTTACAGATTTTCCTATAAAATTAAGGCATATTTTGTATAAATTTATTAAAATTCATACTCAACGTGTAGAAGAAGATCAAGAACTTAGAAAAAGAATCGTTTAATTATTATACTCAGTATGAATACAATCATACTAAGTAAACTAAACATAAATAATATTTTATAAAAAATAAGATGTTTAGATGTTTTATTCACCGGAGGTTTATCACTTAACAAAGAATAAGAATTTGTTCCTAATTCTAAATATTTGCATACACCCCAACAATTAGGATCTCTGCCAACAGTTACATTTTTATAACGCCCTATATGCCCATTTTTTTCCATATCTTTTATAGGTATTTTTTTACATTCTCTGCCATCGCAATAATAACCCATCATATTCGATTCTAATGTAAATTTGTATAAAAATTGTTTATTAATATCTATCTGATCTAAACTATCTTTTACAATTTCCAGTCGTGAAAATTTAGTGTTTATAACAACTATAGAATTTTCTGATCCATAAGTTATATAAAAAACATCGCCGTACGTTATTTTATCTTTATTTTTTTTTGGATCAAGAGATCTGAGATTGAAAGTAGTGTTTTCTGTTGAAAAAACAATCGGAGATGCATTCCAAGTCAATATATTTTTATCAGAATTGCTAATTAATAAAGACGTACCTGGTATAGAAATTTGAACTGGAACACCGTATTGCAATGGTATATATTGTGATATTTGACCAAGAGTTTGCGTTGTTTCTCTAAATTGTAAATTATTTTTGTTATCCTTTTTTAAGTAAATATAATCATTTTCACGAATATTTGTTGTAATAGACATTTTGTTTACAACATCAATTATATCTACAACATCTCTAAAAAATACAACGTTAGCTTCTTCTGGTGGAAATGGGAAATGATCTGTATTAATAAACGTTGATATTGTAGCATGTTTTAATTCTGGATATACATCTTTTTTTTTAAGACGATGAATTTGATTCAACAAAGGATTAACAGTTGTACGAAGTGGTGCACACAATGTACTACCGTTTTCAAATTCAATATGATATCCAGCACCACACGAATCTTTACACTCATCTATACATTCTTTTATTGATTTTCCAGATAAACATATACCATTAACTGTGTCATTGCAATCAGATATGGTTAAAATATCTAATATGGTTTCTGGCCATATAATCCAATTATTTTTATATTTCCAAGGTTTTGGTAATTCTGACTCTTTCATTTTGTTTTAATTTAGATAAAGATTTATTTTTAATAGAAATAAGTATACATTTTATGATTAATCTAAAAACAAAATTATATCTGTTTAAAATTGGAATAATGATAGAAACTACAAAATTAGAAGATAATAAAACGGTTGTTTTTAAATCTCCTATTCAAGGAACTGATGTTCTTGTACGAACAGGTAATAACAAAAAGTCTTTATCTTTTTTTCAAGCAGTGCTTCGTTCTTGTTCAAAAAAATATGGCTCTATGAGCACCGAAGACAAAATAAAATTTATTGAAAATTTTCAAAAAGATATTACGTCTAAAGTAGATTGTAAAACTTGGGAAAAAATCAACGGAATGACATCGAAACTTTCGTTTAAAGAAATTACAAATGATATTCTCTTGAATTGTTATCTTTTTTTAGAAGACAATCCAAAAGCAAAAGGAAAATCAACACATCGGGTTATTAAAAAATTAATTGGTGATAATGAAAAATCTCTTGACGTATACAAATTAATTGTAACAACAATTCCATATAAAGATGGATTTAAAAAAAAAATTCTTCCAAACGCTTATTCTAAGACTGAAGATAAAAAAATTTCAATCATTTGTGATGCAATTATTAACGAAACAATGAATTTTATAAAAAATAAAAAATACCTTATAGACACGAACGTAATACGTAAATTCTTGTTAGCTATATTATCTGAAGCAAAAGATCAAGCTTTTAAAAAATTTGTTTCTAATTTGCAAAATGTAACAAACGATGTTAATGAAGATATAGTTTCTCTTGTTTCAAATCATTTTAATCGTGATATATATTTTTTGGATTATAAAAACAGAATGCCATATATACATTGTCAAACAATTGAAAATTTTAGAAAACAAAAATCTATCATCATTTTTTCATTTGGCAATGGATATTATGAAATTATAGGAAAATTACTACAAGATAATTTTATTCAACGTGAATTCGAGTTTGATGATGATATTATTAAAAAGATGTACACTTTTTTGGTTAATCCAGAAAAAATATTAAAACAATTCAAAGATTTAGTTCAATATTTACCAGAACAATATAAAAAAGAAAATTCAGATTCCGATTCCGATTCCGATTCCGATTCCGACGAAAATTCAGATTAGTTTTTATACAATCGTGTATAAAAATTACTGTTTAAAATATATATTGATAAAAGAAAAATGGAATTAGATATTGTTAATTTTCTTCCCAAATATCCAAACATAGAACAATTTGATGTTTCTAAAAATATTTTAAACCCATATGACGAAGATTTTTATAAAGTTATTTACAAAAAAAAAGAATTTTATGAAAACAGATTAGAATCTCTAGAAGAAATTCCAAAACAAGCTGGAACTTTGATGAAACATCAAAAACTTATTGCAAGATTTTTTTCATCTAATACACTATACGATGAGCTATTACTATTACATGAAATGGGAACTGGAAAATCATGTTCCGCTATAGGAGCCATTGAACAAATTAGAGAAGAAGGAATGTTTAAAGGTGCTTTATATTTTGCAAAAGGCGAAGCGTTAATCAATAATTTTACAAATGAATTAATTTTTAAATGCACTGATGGTCGTTATATACCAGAAGAATATCAAGCTATTAGTGAATTAAAAAAAGTGCATCGAAAGAAAAAAGCTATTAAAGATTATTATCAATCTAATACTTTTGAAACATTCGCTAAAAAAATTAAAGGAAAACAATCACAAGACGAATTAGAAAAATGGTGTGAAAACTTTGATAATCATATTATTATTATAGATGAAGTTCATAATTTACGTATGAAGAGTACATCAGATGATATAGATGAAGATGGTAAAAAATCTGCTTTAAATGTATATGATGAGTTTTGGAGATTTTTACACGCTGTAAAAAATTGCAAAATACTCCTTATGTCTGGCACTCCAATGAAAGACGGAATTGATGAAATAGCGTCTGTTATGAATTTGATTTTGCCAAAAGATAAACAAATGCAATCTGGTGATGTTTTTGTTGACGAATTTTTCACAAAAAATAATAATTTGTATACAGTTAAATCTCCATTTTATGTGAACGAACTTAAAAAAGTTTTCAAAGGACGAGTTTCTTATTTGAAATCGATGCAATCAAGTGTCAAAAAAGAATTTTCTGGAGATAAACAGGGAACATTACAACATTTGACCGTTGAAGAAGATCTAATGAGTGATTTTCAAACAAAATATTACAATTTAGCTTACGAAGAAGATGGAAAAAATAAAGGAGTTTGGTCGAATTCAAGACAAGCGGCTCTTTTTGTTTTTCCAGATGGTCAATGGGGTAAAGAAGGATTTAAAAAATTCATTAAAACTGTTATTAAAAAAGAAACGAAAGGTAAATCAGCATTTTCTCTCTCTCGTGATCTAAGAGACCAAATTAAAACAAAGGATACAGATACTTCAGAACAAATGTTAAAACGATTAAATGTTTTTAGTAGCAAATATGCTAAATCAATTCAAACGATTCTTCAAGCACAAAAAGATAATAAATCGGTTTTTGTTTATAATGAATTTGTTACAGGATCTGGTATTATACTTTTTGGATTAATTTTAGAATTATTTGGATTTATAAAATCATCTGGTTTAGAATTAGAAGGTGATCAAAAACCTCGATATGCAACTTTAACAAGTGAGACATCTACAGACAGACAGATAACTTTAATTTCTGAACGTTTTAACAAAGCTGATAATATGCACGGAAAAATTATTAACGTTATTATTGGATCTCGTAAAATATCAGAAGGGTTTACGTTTAAAAATGTACAAGTTATAGATATTCACACACCTTGGTTTAACTATAGCGAAACATCTCAAGTTATTGCTCGTGGTTATCGTCTAGGTTCTCATAGAGATTTAATTGACTCGGATATTGTTCCGCAACTTACTATTTATCAACGTGTTTCTATTCCTTCTGATGAAGAAAAAACAAGTATTGATTTAGATATGTATAAAATTTCAGAAGGCAAAGATATTTCTATAAAGGGTGTTGAACGTATTATGAAAGAATCTGCTTGGGATTGTGCACTTACATATAGACGAAATTTAATAATTGGAGAAGATTATAACAGAGATTGTGATTATACAAACTGTTATTATGAATGCGACGGTTGTGATGGAACACCTGAAAACTTGACAACACTTGATTATTCAAGCTTTCATTTAAAATATAACGAACATAATATTCAACTTGTTATTGACAAAATAACTATTTTGTTTCGTAATAATTTTAGATTTGAATTGACAGTAATTATAGATCATTTTCCTGATTTATTAAATTCGGATGTAATATCCGCATTGCGTATCATTATTAACGAAAGTAGAAAAATTATAAATAAATATGGGTTTCCATCTTATTTGAAAGAATATAAAAATATTTTTTTTCTAGTTGATAGTTTATCTTCTTCTGAAACAGATTATTATACCGAACATCCTCATCTAAAAAACCAAATTTCTTTTACTAATATTGTAGAAAATTTGTATGTTGAATCATTACCTAAAATTGTTAATAAATGTTGTACAACAGCAAATAATATAGAAGATATTCGTACATTTATGGTTCGTCTTCCAGTAGAAGTAAATGAATATTTCCTAGAATCTGCTATAAAAAGCGAATTTCTTAATCGTGTAAAAGGCAAACAATTTACTGCACGAGAAGAAAAAATTAGGAAACTCATTCTTGAGTATTTTGTAAAATATTATATTAATCTTGACGGAGTATGGGTTTCTTGGTTACTTGAAGATAATTTTCGTTGTTTTAATGAAGAAATTGGCGAATGGAATGATTGTGAATCAGAATACATTCAACAGATTGAACTGCTAAACGATAAAAAAGAAAAAGAAATCAAAACGAATATTTATAATTTTTACGGATTATACAATCGTGAAAGTAAAAGTTTTTGTCTTCGTGATATGAGTAAAGATGATCCAGAATTAAAAGGACATCAAAAAACGTCTGGTAGAGTATGCACAACAATCAAAAAACCAGAATTAATAAATCTCGTACTCAATAATTTTAAATTTACATTACCGACATTAGAAGAAATTAATCAAACAGAAGAAGAATTAAAAATATTGATGGATGACAGTGAATCAAACCTTGATAATATGAGAACAATTTTAAGACAAATTAATGCACAAACAAAAGAAAAAATATTAAAAGATATCAATGATAACAAATATGTTAGTTCTGTAATAAATGATACTTCCGTTTTAAATGATCAACCAATAGATGAGTTAAAACGTATACTTTTTTGGTGCAAACAAAAATCGTCTCCTTTATGTGGATATATTCACATTTGGATGAAAAAAATGAATTTCTACATTGAAAATAAATCTTGTAAATCTAAACATAAACATAAATCGGGTGATTAACTGTTGATCACACATATACAAAAATCGGAAATGATCTAAAAGAATGAGTTCTAAAATAAAAATGAATGAAAAATATCTTAGACCAGAAGAAGTCTCAAAAATACTCCAAATTACTACTAGATCAC